CTGGTATCGGAGTTTTAGCAAATGAATTTGAAAAAGGTATAGGTTCATTTAATGATTTTGCTAATGCCGTTGTAAAAGGTGGTTTAAGCATTATAAAGTCATTAATTCAACAAGGTGTAGCAGCTGCAGTTTCAAATACATTAAAAGGGCCTGCTGGTACTTTGGGCCCAGTCGGTGTTGCAGTTGCTGGTGCTGCTGGAGCATTGGCATCGGGATTATTTACAAGTTTAATTTCAAAGATAGGATTACCTAAACTTGCACAAGGTGGTCTTGTTTTTGCTCCAACTATGGCAATGGTGGGAGATAACAAAAACGCAAGGGTTGATCCGGAAGTAATTGCTCCTTTATCAAAGTTAAAAGGAATGTTAGATGGTGGCGGTTCTCCATATATTTTATCGACTCGTGTAAGTGGTTCTGATTTAATTGTAATAATGGAGAAAGCAAGAAATGTAAACACAAGGATAAGATAATGGCAGCAAGGTATACATCTACATTCTATTCAGAAAAAAGCCGCAAATATACTTTGTCAATAAATGACACAGTATTTTCTGGTGCTACAACAGAAGTAGAAATGCTTGATGCTGTAATTACATGGCAGTCTGAGGTTGAAAATGGTTTAGAAAGATATGCTCCTATAATTGCCAGTAATTTTAAGTTTACTATTATTATAAATACAGAAACAATACAAGATTTATTAAATGATTTTTTAGTAGCACCAGAGGGTAGATTTACTATTACCTTAATTGGCCACGATGCAGCAAATAGTCCAAACTTTTATTGGTATGGATTTATATTAGCTGATTTAGTAGAATTTGATGATGTGCCGTTATCGGTTGGATATGCCTACACTATTAATGCAGTTGATGGTATAGGATGGCTAAAAGGAATTGATTATAAGCCAGATGGCTATGATGTTTATCAAGGAGATGATACTATTGTAAATCATGTAAATAATTGTTTACAAAAACTTACATACGTTCAAGAAATATATGGCACAAGTGTAGGTATTTTAGCTACTGCCTTTAATTGGCATGAAGATAGTTGGACTTATTCAACATCTATTGATCCGCTTCTTAGAATGCGTGTAAATCATAAAGTATTTTATACTGTTGACACAAAAGACAATATAACGTACATGAAATGTTACGATGTTTTAAAAAGAATTATGAGTCCATTGGGGATGAGATTTTTCTTTTCAGACAGAAAGTTTTACATGATACAGCCTAATATGTATCTTGATAGTCCAGTATTATTATTTATTTATTATTTATCAAGTACATTACAACAAGCTACAAGTTTTTTACCTACTTTATTAAATGACAATTATAGCGGCTCAAATAAACTATTAAGATTTAGTGGTGGCAGATGGGGATATTATGGGCATATAAAAGATTTAGATGTTGAATATGAACATATAGCATCTGTAAATTTATTGTCTGGTAAAATATTTAATAATACAAACACAGAGTTTTTTACTGCTAATGACCTTGATTATAATAATAATGAGGCAACTATTACTTACACCTCTATAATGAAATATAGAGATAGTCAAGTAGGAAGTAGTACAATCGCTCCGCACATTGTTGAAGGTAGCTTTGTTATTGAGTTAAGACCTATTGTAGTTCCGCTAATAGATTTTTTAACTGCAAATAGATCTCCAGAAATTACCACATGGACACTTGGTTCTGGATGGACTTTCTCCGATGGTGGAGGTGCTGCACTTGGTCATGCAAAAGCAACGAATGCAACGGGAGATTTAGTATATACTAATTTTACTCCAACCAATGGAGCAACCTATTATGTGAGCTTTGGCATTGAAGTTACAAGTGGTACATTAGTTTTAAAAATGGGTGGTGATACTTATAGTATTACCGCAACAGGGGAATACTACGAAAGGATAGTATGTGTATCAACCCAACAATTAACCTTTGATCCGAGTGGAACATTTAACGGTATAATTAATTACGTTAAAATAAATCATGTAAAATATTGGTTAAAAAGAGATGTTACTTACAATGGCTTTCAGCACACCTTTACTGCTCAAACTTGGGAAACTTCTTTTAACTATTATAAATTTGTAATACCTGGAGGTTCTTCAATTTTGCCTGCTGCTGGTGGAACAGTCAGTAATATAATAGTAAATTGGACATCTCCAACAATGCCAGAGAGCGGAGATGTTGGAGTAAGATTTTTAATTAGTCAAGTTAGAACTGAAACTGGAACTGATTTAATAGCATCCTATTTAAAATTCTACGAACTTGGCAATTTGTTTATGGAGCATTTAGCAGCTGGTAATTTAGATGGGCAAAATGATGTAAAAGTATTTGGTTCTTTTAATAATGATACATCAAGTATTTCAGTAAAGAAACGTGTATTTTTTGGAGATGGGCCTTCCCTTGGTTCACCTGGTGCAATACGTGTAAAAAACACTGCAAATACATGGCAAGTTACTGATGGCAATGGTTGGAGAGTAGGTAATACAGGAGATGGAAAAAACATAAATCAATTATTAGTTAATGAAATTATTAAAGGTCAGTTGTTTCCGGTTAGAAAAATGGTGGGAATGAATTTCCAAATACTTGATAGAAATAATCCTTGGTTTCCACACCTTGCAATTATAAATAATAGCGTTACCTATATAATGGAAAATGCTACCTTAGATTTAAAGACAGATATAGTTAATGGTACATTTGTAGAAATAACAGACCAAAGCTAATGGGATATACTGAAAAAACAGTTTTATTAAGAGGTTTAGATTTTGATTCTGGTAGAACATCAAATCGAAGTGCTGGCGGTGTAGCAGGAACAGGTTCTATAAATCCTACAAATAGCGAACCAACTACACAAAATAATAGTGTAACAAAAGTATTTACAGAAGAATTTCTTGATTCTTATACTGCAATACTCACAGTTACAAAAAATGGAGGAGTATTACCAGGTGTTACTCAACAAATATTGGTTTTCCAAAATGGTCAATTATTAGTTGATAGTCAATATAGTGTAGCTGGTTCAAATATTACTATTGATTCAGTCACACATTACGATGGTTCTAATTACATCATATTTTTTATAATTATATAATGGAACAAATACCTACACCTAAGAAAGAAAGAAAGTTTTTAAAAGCCATTGGGCGCGTTGCAGGTGTTTTAGTGCAAGAGCTGGCACTTGGTTTAGGAAGAAAATACATAGGTAAAATGATAAACAAAATTAAGATTCCAAAGAAAAGAGAAACACTATCCTTTCTCCTCCTCCTTTCCTGCACCTTTGCCTTTGCCCAGTATCCAGCAACGGGGAACAAACAGAGACTTGGTTATCAGACTACGGGCGATGGTCTTGTTTTTAGGGGAAGGTCAAACGATACAACGGCATTAAAACCAAGCAGTTTAAATAATGCCTACCATCTATTTGACACAGTTAACAATGTCTTGTTTAGTTACATAAAGACTAAAGGAGGATGGCAATTTAATAATGCAGACACAGTCATTGTAAACAACAATTTTTCACAGCCTGTTGATTCATTGTTTTTTAATGTAGGTGTACCTACGAATAATGTAGACACGGCTAAAATGAGATGGGATTCTGATTTAGCTACGGTGGTACTTGGTTTAAATGATAATGTTCCCAATGAATTAGGATTTAAAAACTTTTGGTTAGTTAAGAATCAAACAGGCTCAACTATTACAAAAGGCAGCATCGTGTATGCTAATGGCACGGTGGGAGCAAGTGGAAGAATAACAGTTGCAAAATTTATCGCCAATGGCACAATAGATGCAAAGTATTTATTAGGAATAACGGCTCATGATTTAAGCAACGGTGAGGATGGCTACGTTATTTCATTTGGCAAAATAAGACAAGTTAACACTGATACCTTTTCGGCTGGTGCAATCCTTTACCCTTCTCCAACTACGGCAGGTGTTTGGACAGATGTTGAACCAGTTGCTCCTAACATTGATATGCCTATCGGCTTTTGTATAAATTCTCATGTAAACAATGGCACAATATCAATAAGAGTGGCATCGGGTTATGCATTGCATGAGCTTCATGATGTAGCCATTACGTCACCTTCTGCAAACGCAAGTTTATATTATAAAAGTGGATTATGGCGCGACACAACTGCTGCCTTGTTGGTCAGTGATACGGCTTCCATGCTTACAAATTATTTGCGCTCAGGTGTAGCGGCTTCGACATATCAAACGCAGTTAAATGGCACTGGTTTTGTAAAAGCAAGCGGAACAACCATAACTTATGATAATTCAACCTATTTAACATCTTCAACAGGAGTGACAACCTTTTCCGCAGGATCAACAGGTTTAACTCCATCCTCTGCCACATCTGGAGCAATTACTTTGGGTGGCACATTAGCTTTAACCAACGGAGGCACAGGCGCAACATCTGCATCTGCTGCAAGGACTGCCTTAGGCGCAACCGTGAGAGGTGCTAATACCTTTTTATTGACAGACATAGGAGCAATATCATTTTTAAGATATAATGCAGATAACACCGTAAGTCAAAGAGCAGCAGATGGAATGAGGAGTGATTTAGGAGGTACAACTATTGGACAATCAATGTTTACTTTAACTAATCCTTCGGCCATTACATTTCCAAGATTTAACGCTGATAATACGGTTACTGCTTTAGATGCTGCAAGTTTTAGAACGGCAATCGGAGCAGGAACAGGAACGGGAACTGTTACAAGCGTTACAGGTAGTTTACCTATATCTTCATCCGGAGGAACAACTCCTAATATTACAATAGCTAACGCTGCAGTATCTACAACAGGTGTAGTAACAGCATCTACTCAAACATTTGGAGGTGCTAAAACATTTAATGGTGTTTTAAATGCAAGTAGTGATTTAAATGTTACGGGAATTAGCACTTTATCAGGTGGTGTAATTATTGGTTTAGGAGGGTCAATGACTAAAATAGCAGGTTTAAATGTATCAAATGCACTTGGATCAATAACGGTAGGTAGTGGTTTAAATTTAACAAGTGGTACATTGACTACTACCCAACAATTTAATATTGGATATGCAGCATCAACTTCAACAAGTATTACTATGTTAAATGATTATGGTATAATTGAACAATTATACTATAATTTAAATCAAAATTCAACTGTATCTATTACTTTACCATCTGCAAGTCTTAACAATGCTATGGTAATAACATTTAAAAATAAAGGAACTGGAGCAGTAAATTCTAATGCAAATAATATAGAGCCATTAAATAGTTCAAGTTTAGATGCAGTAATATTACAATCTGGAGGTGGTAAATTTACGACACTTATAAGCGATGGAACTAATTGGATTAAAATGTCTGGAAACTAAACATTATGAAATCAATAATACTAAAACTATTTTACCAAGGTTATGAGTTCATTGCCTTCTCCCTCTGCTGCGGCTTTATTGCCTCGTTCTTTATACCTATTAAGGGATTCTTGATGTTTGTAATATTTGTTGTTTTTTCTGACACATTTACTGGAATCCTTGCGGCTAAAAAAAGAAAAGAGATTATAACAAGCAAAGGGTTATATCGAACATCCCAAAAGATACTGACTTATTTCTGTGGTATAATGATATTTCATGGAGCAAGTATAACTTTTGGGCTACCTTCGCAGATTGTTTATAGTGTTAGCTTTCTAATATCATTTACAGAACTCTACAGTATTTCTGAAAATATAAAGTCAATAACTGGCGTAAATTTAGCTACAACAATTCTTAAATATTTTAAAAACAAATAATCATGCAGACTAATTTAAAAGAGGTTTTAAAAAGCGCAGACACAATCAAAAGTCCTATAGGTGACATTGCTTGTTATTCAATGAACATAGCGGAACTTGCCGGAGAGGTAAACGTTTTTATGGAGGGCAATAAAGTCAAGTTCACATGGAAACAATACATCCAACTTGCTCAAATTATTTGGGACAAAATTAAGGAGACAAGCCGCGAATGTGCTGGGAAAGAGATAGAGGTAAAACTTCCTCCAAAATTATCAATCGTAGGCGCAGCTTTTGCACTGATCGGGTTTAAGTTATAGGCGCAGAAGAATCGCTACCTTAGGCAGCCGAGGGGAGTAGATTAATTTCTATTCCCCTTAAAAATATAAAACATGAAAGCAAATGAATTTTTAATATGCCTTGATGCCGGGCACGGTGGCATGAGGAATGGAACGGGCCCAGAGAAATATGTTACCTATCCTTCTAAGTGCTGCCAACATCGTACAGGCAAGTTTCATTCTTATGGATGGTTTTTCGAAGGAGTATTTAATCGCTCATTAGCTAATTATTTGGAGCAGTATCTTATTGATTATGGATTCCAAGTAAAAAAGATATATGAGCCTATAAATGACACAACATTAAATAAACGCTGCCAACTTGCCACATCCTACGCATCTGTGGCTAAACACTCTATCCTTGTTTCTATTCACGGCAATGCTGCCTCACCTACTGCCAGAGGTTGGGAGATATTTACATCACCAGGACAAACAAAGTCGGATATTCTTGCAACGTGTATTGGTGAGCAGGTAAAGAGTAGTACACCAGGCTGGGTGCATAGGGCTGATTATACAGACAATGACTTAGACAAAGAGGCAAGGTTTCAAATGCTTACC